TGGCAAGAAGAACTACTTCCTCACGCTGTTTATCGTGAGCGATGAAAAGGCCGAGCGGGAAGTCAGGCGGAAAATGGAGCGCGTGCGCTAGAGGAACTGAGTTGGAGGAACGTGGTGCAACGCTGGTTCGCCATCCCCAGATACCTCATCTGCTAACGCAGGGTACACCAGGCGAATATTGGTCTTTCGCACCACATAAGCAGTATAGGAGAGAACCGTGATCACCATCAACGCCAACACCGACGCCATCGAACGCGCCATTCAGGAGCTAATCAACAAAGGCGACGACCTCACCGCACCGATGAAGAGCATCGGTGAAGAGATGGTCAACCGCACTCAACAGCGGTTCCGCGATAAAGAAGCACCGGACGGCACGCCCTGGCAAGATAACTCCCCCGTCACAGAAAAACGCAAAGGCCACGGGCGAGTACTCGAAGGCGAGAGCAAGCAGCTCGCCAAGCAGTTCAGCTACAGCGCCAGCAGCGAAGGCGTCGAATGGGGCAGCCTGATGGTCTACGCCGCGATGCAGAACTACGGCGGCACCAAAGCCGAGTTCCCCCACCTATGGGGCGACATCCCCAGCCGCGAGTTCATCGGCCTGAGCGATGACGACGAAGACGAGGTATTGGGCATCCTCGCCGACCATTTCAGCCTCTAACCCCGAACCGCCAGAAACGCCCTGTAAGCGCCGCAAGACGCTCCCCCACTACGTTGGCACGAATTTTTGCTGCAAGGCGCGTTAGACGTGCGTTAGATTGTCAGTAAACCTGATTTAAGAGAGAGCCTAATGACCGCCGCAGAGATTTTAGAAACTATAGCAAGCCCATACGGTGCTTTCGGGGCGATCGTCCTAACTTATATATTCAACAAAGAACGCGAAAGAGCAGCTGAGATAAGAAGGGAGAAGCTTGAACATTACAAAGAGTTTGTGCGCGCTTTGGGAGAATATGTTGTTAAGGATGCTGGTCAAGAGAAACGCAGTGAATTCACAAGGGCTTGTAACCGTATGTATTTGGTTGCTTCGAAAGATGTTCTCGAAAAGCTGGAACCCCTTCTTAGGGGATTGAAAAATGAGGAAAGTGAAGAAGCGGTTCAGTTAAAGCTTGATCAGCTGATTCACCATATGCGCAAAGACTTAGGCTTCGCCAGATGGTTCAACTCTCCAACTCGGATTGAGCTATCACAGTAATTATTCACCTACAAAACTCTTTAACCCACGCTAAATCCCGCTAGCCACCCTCGCCCCCGATCATGGGGGCATGAAAACACGTACCGCAGCACCTCATCCCATCGCCGCTTGCGCCGCCAGCAACACCGCACCCATTGCGGCCTTGGCGCTGCGTGTTACGCAAGCCGACGAAAAAACGCGCCTCATCCCGTCAGGCCAATTCAATGCGCCCCGTGGTGCCATGAGTGGAAGTGCCCCGTGGCAACTCGATGCCGCCGGTGCCCAAGCCATCATCGCCCTGGCGGCCGCCCGCTCTACCGACATCCCCATCGACTACGAGCATCAAACGCTCATGGCCGAACGCAACGGCCTACCGGCTCCGGCGGCGGGCTGGATTGACCCGCGCTCGCTGGAGTGGCGCGACGACGGCCTATACGGCCAAGTGACGTGGACGGCTGCCGCGAAAGCGGCGATCGACGCCGACAGCTACCGCTATCTATCCCCCGTATTCCCGTACGACGCCGAGACCGGCGCTGTGCTGGACCTGCTGCACGTTGCCCTGACCAACACCCCGGCAATCGACACCGCTATTACTGAACTCGCCGCTGCCCGAGCCGGGCGCGGTGCCTCTGAAGCGACACCCCCAAAGGAGAACACCGTGGACCGCGAACAACTGATTGCCCAGCTAGGGCTAGCGACAGACGCGACCGACGAACAAATCAAAACCGCCATCGCCGCGCTGAAGTCGGCCCAAGCCGATGCCGACGCCTACCGAAAAGCCCTTGGTGCCAAAGATGGCGCGAAGCCTGAAGAAGCCGTGGCGGCGCTCAAGGCCTCCAGTGCAGCCGCACCGGTAGACATGGCGCAGTTCGTGCCCATGGCCGTGTACCAAGAAACCGCTCAGCAGCTGGCCGCCCTGAAAGCCAACGGCAACAACGCTGAGCTAGACGCCCTCATCAAGCAGGGCCTGGATGATGGTCGCATCCCTGGTGAGGCGACAGCCGATTGGTTGCGCGAACAAGGCCTCGCCGCCTGTAAGGCGCATCTTGAAGGCGCACCCAGCATCGCCGCGCTGAAAACCACCCAGACCCAGGGCAAGCCCCCAGAAGGCAAAGAGACCAAAGGCGACGGCAAGCTCAACGAGACCGAGCTGGCGGTGTGCAAGGCGATGAACTTAACGCCCGAGCAGTACCGCGCCGCCAATCCAGCGTAATAGCTGGCCACTCTCCACACGCAAGAGGACACGCACGTGACCGCTGCAACCCAAAACCGAAACACCCCGCACCGCTTAGGGCTGTCTCGTGGCCATCTGGTCGCGGCGGCAACCGAGTGCTTCGCGGGCACCATCGCCGTCATCAATGCCACTGGCTTTACCGAGCCAGGCACCACCGCCACCGGCCTGACCGCTGCCGGTGTGTTCGAGCACTACCAGGACAACACCAGTGGCGGCGACGGCGACCAGGTCGTGACCGTTAAGCGCGGCAACTTCCGCTTCGATAACTCGGCCAGTACCGACGAGATCACCGCCGCTGATATCGGCAAGGTTTGCTACATCGTCGATAACCAGACCGTCGCCAAAACCGACGGCACCGCTACCCGCTCCCCCGCTGGCATTGTCGACGACGTCGACGACGCAGGCGTGTGGGTCAACATCGACCCGACTAACGGCGTGGCCGCTAGCGCGTAATAAGGACTGCCTAAATGAATCTTACCCAAGCCAATTTGAAGGTGCTGTTCCAGGCCTACAACACGTCGTTTCAGCAGGGCTTTAGCTCGATGGGCGAACAGGGCGCGCTCTACGAGCAGTTCTGTACCACCGTGCCCAGCACCACTGCCGTGGAAGTATACCCGTTCCTCAAGAGCCTGCCGCGCATGCGCGAATGGCTGGGCGATCGCGTTATTCACTCGCTCGAAGGTGCCGGGTTCAGCATCAAGAACCGCAAGTTCGAGCTGACCGAAGGCGTCTCACGGGATGCTGTGGAAGACGACACCTACGGTTTGTGGTCGCCGGTCTTCCAAGAGTTTGGCCGCTCCAGCCGTGAGCACCCCAACGAACTCGCCGTGGAAGTGCTTGAGCAAAACCCCGAGTGCTACGACGGCCAGCCGCTGTTCGATGCCGACCACCCGGTGCTGAATAAGTCGGGCCAAGAGATCTCCGTCAGTAACGACATGGGCGGCACAGGCGATGCTTGGTATGTCATGGATCTGACTCGCGTGATCAAGCCGATCGTGTTCCAGAAGCGCCGTGATTACAACTTCCGCTCCATTACCGATCTCAACGACACGCAAGTGTTCATGACCGACAACTTCGTGTTCGGTGTAGATGCTCGTGTGAACGCCGGTGCGGGCCTCTGGCAGCTCGTCGTGCGCTCTCGCCAGCCGTTCACTGCTGAGAACTATGAGGCAGCACGCCAAGCGTTAACTGCGATGAAAGGCGACTACGAACGCCCGCTGGCGCTGCGCCACTCGCACACCATGGTGCCCAACTCCATGGAAGGGGCTGCCCGTGCCGTGCTGCAAAGCCAGCTGGCCGCCGGTGGTGAAACCAACAAATGGGCCAACACCTCAACGCTGGTGCTGAACCCCTGGTTAACCAGCGCTTAACGGCACGTTAAACCGCCTATCGCAGTGCCTGCCCCGGCGGGCACTGCGCAACGGAGAGCACCCTCATGACCACACGTAAGCAAAGCGCCGCTGCCAAGGCCAAGCAAGAAAAAGCCAAGGCAGAAGCGACCGAGGCGCAGCCTCAAGAACAGGCCGAGCCAACGCCGGAAACACCAGCCGATGCCATAGCGACCAGCGATGAGCAGGAAGCACCCGCGAGCGAAGCGGCGGCCATCGAAGCCCAGGGCAACACCGTCACAGGTGACGGCACCGGCACAACGCTACCGCCCATGGAAGAGATGCCAGGCGTGTTTGTGCGCACCAAGCGCCGCATCAAAAGCCGCCGCCGTGCGGGTTTTCGCTTCAACCGTGAAGGCGCGGGCATCGCCCTGGAGCTGCTCAGCGAAGAACAGCTCCAGCAG